TTAAGCCTTTCCTGTATTCTGGCGTTCAATCCTTCTCTGAGAACTTCATCTGCCACTTGCGACATAGACTTGTAAGTATCCGCTTGCGCTTCCTCCTTGAGCATCCTTCTTGTCTCTGGACTCAATAATAAGATTTGCTGTTCACTTTCACTCATGCCTACACCTTATATAATTTTTATATAATATATATATATTGATGTTGAAAAAGGATTATAGATGTATATTATACGTTAATAGATGTAACATTAACGTAAAAAGGAGAAAAATATGTTAATAGAATTATGTAAGCTAGTATTTATAATAGTGGGTCTTATTATCTTAGCGTATCTTCCTGTAATCCATGTGAGTTCGTCATCATGGTAGGAAAGATAACAGATAATAGATTTTTATCAGGGTCACTCATTCCGGCATTGATGGATGACAACCCTTTCATGACTCCAAACACCCTTTTGACCAATATCTTAGGGCAAAGAGGGATTGCACCTTTCAAAGTCCAAGAAGTAGAGCAAAACGAGGCTATGGAGTGGGGCGATATACATGAGCCTAATATCATTAAGAAAACGGCTGATAGACTAGGCATCGATAACTTTACAGATAAAGTGCGAGTGCCATATCACTATCATTACGATGGCAAAAGGCTTTTTTCTGTGTCTTTGGATGGCATCCTTCATGTACCAAGCAAAAAAACTATCTCCATAGACGATAGAATGACATTTGCGCCACAAGGTCTGAGCATAGACTTTGATATTGAAGGAGATGGCAACCTAGAGGTCAAAACGACAAAAACCTACTTTCGTGATGTACCTCAACCATATTTAGGAGTGTGGCAGCTACAGGCTGGTCTGATGGCTACAGGAAGAAAATGGGGAGTTATAGCTATCTTGTATAGTGGCTCTCAGTTGTGTCTGTATTTCTACAAAGAAGACGCAGAAATGCAAAAAGCTATCGTGAAGAAATGCCAAGACTTTTACACAAGAGTTGAAGCTATAGAGAAGGGAGGTGAGATAGGAGACTATATGTATCCATCAAAAGACCCTAACGATTTAGCTATGGTCTTTGATAGCCATGATAGTGATGCGCCTGTAGTTGATCTTGCTAATGTTGGTGATGAGATACTTGAGATACATCAACTCAAAAGCATGATTAAGACCTCTCAGGAACGCATAAAAGAGTTAGAGGCTGTTGTAATGAAGGAGTTGGGTAATAGTGAGGAAGGAGAGTTATACAACAATCTTGGGGAAACATCGCACAAGGTTAAATGGATAACCAGGCACTATAAGGCGCAACGTCCTACAATGACAAAAGCCAAGCCGGAGCGTTATGAACGAGCCAAGTCTTTAACAATTAAGGAGATGTTGTGATGGTACAATTTGCTAATGAGTCTCAGAAGAAAGTGTACTTGTTTATCAGCGAGTATCTGGAAGAGCATGGCTTCTCACCCTACTATAAACTGGTAGCAGAAGCCACAGGACTATCGGTAATGCAAGTGGGTAGAGTCGTAAATCAACTCGTACAGCGTAATCTATTTGAACGCATAAGCGCAAAGCAAGGGTTAATTATGCCTAGGTCAACTCAAAGTGAGGCGCATCAATAAAGGGTCTTCTTCCCTGTGACCTTCGGAGATCAATGTATTGTGTCATCATTGCTTCGGAGGTCATTTCTTGTTCACGCATACTATTAATATGCCATGCAGCCCCCCAACGTAAATCAACCTCTGTCTCTTTACTTGCCTCTTTCATAGCATCAGCTATCTCGTCATAGAGGTTCAATTCCCATGAGGCACGACCATCAATATATGCCATTAGGTCTACAGCTTTGCCTTCCAGGTGCTTACTCTTCATAGTTTTACTTGCGCCTTTGGCAACAAGAGCCTCTTGCTCCTCAACAGTTCTCATGCCACAGATGACTCCAAAGTCAATCTTGGTCTTCTGTATTGCTAGTTTTACTGTCTCCTGTAGAGCTGCGTCTACGCCAGTTAATCGTTGGAAACTTCTTTGGCTTAGTTTGAACATTCTCTTCCTCTTCTTTACTTTGGATGTAATTAACCCATTCAAGGTTCATATCGGACGCAAAACGACAGTAATTACATACGCTGTCTTCATCCTTTAATTGATGACCGCAGACGTTACATTTGATTTGCGTCACTTAGACTTTCTAGTCTTCTTCTTGCGTGAGGTACTTTTTTTCTGTGGGAAGATAGACATTATAATGTGCTCCACAGTTGATACACAGGAGCTTAGTAAGCCTTGTATATTTTTCATTAAATCTTTCATCAAAATCCTCATGCTCTGTCTTTATTGTGTCTCCATCGCAATGAAAGCATTTCATTTCTTTTTACGCATATTGATAAATTTAGCAGCAGAGCGTGTAGCAAAGGTTGCCGATATAATTATGCCTAAAGAGTATTGATACCACTCCGGCATCTCAGCCAATGCCTGAAAGCCAGCCGTTGTAATGCTACGCCCCCATTCGCCACAAAATGAGAGTATCATTGGAATCGAGAAGATAATGACAAGATATTCGTCTTTCCAACTAGATTGACTTGCTCTCATAGCAGCCAAATCCCAATCAATCTCTCCTGTAGCCTCCTTCATCTTTATCTGGGCGTTAGCCTTTTGGATGGCTGTCTTACCCTCTAAATAACTAGACGCAAGACCACCTAATGAAGAAATAATCTGTCCTATCATGTCTTTTTCTTTTTCAATAGATCAGCATCTGCTTTTCTTGCGCCACCCTTGCCACTGACGAAAGAGTTGACTCTTCCTCTAGCCCACGCTGTCATTGATACGTTTTTGCTCCCAGAGCTTAAGTACGCCCCTTTGCCCCTCTGTAAGACCTTCTTTAACTGTCCATAAGTAAAACGACTGTTTTTTGCTTTATCTCTTAGAAACGCTTCGTCAGACTTACTTACGCTTCCTTTTCCTTTTCCCTTGCTTGGCACGACTCTCACTCACTTTCTTTATGTTGATATATTCGCCTCGTTTGTACTTCTCTCTTGTCTCTAGTATTTCCTTCTCTTTTGCCTTTTTGTTTTTTGCGCCTGTGAGGTACTTCTTTGGTACACCTTTTTTGGTTTTGGCTACTCTCGCAAACTTACGGCTCATCTTTTCTTCTTTTTCTTTTTCTTGAGTTTCTTAAAATCAGCAGCCGTAATTTTATCTCTTGGCGGTGCTGTTCTCGCTAGTTTCTTTTGCTTTGATGAATACTTAGAAAATGGCATTATCTCCCCACTGCTTTTTGTGATGCTTTATGTGCTGCTGTAAACGACTTTCCTTTTTTCATACGCTTCAACATATCGCGTAGGTGTTTAGCTGTATGATGCTCTCCATGCCTTTTCATGGCTGTCTGTTGTCTTTTATTAAGGGCTGATAGGTCTACACCTTTGACTTTCATTGTTTATTCTCCCCATTCTTTTTGAACGCATTAGACGCAATAAATGCCCCTATGATACCCATGTTGGATATTACCCATGTTGAGGCTATGCTTGAGAGCATATCTAATCTGTCGAGCGGTACGATAGGCAACATAAGTATAATAATAAACGCTGTGACACTGAGAGCCGAAAACCAGACCATATATCTTTGTTGATCTTCTTTCTTATCTTGGTTCTCAAGACGTATCATCCTTTCGCGTAAAGCAATCTCATTGTCCGTTATGATATTATCGCCATTGGTATCTGCCTGTTCCCAGACCGACCCCTTCTGTAATTTCTTCTGCGTCATTTCTTAAAACTCTCATTTAATGAATCGACAACGCTATCAATGTTGGGTTCTTTGCCATTAGGGTCATATTTACACTGAAACTCCATAGGACACTGCCCCTCAACCACCAGCGTGTAGGTATCATTTGCGCCTTTGTATAAACACACCTCTTGTCCACTTTTTGCCTTTTTACGCTTATATCTCCGGCACGTAATATACTTTGGGTCTTCGCGCATACCCTTACGTATCTCTTGCTCAAATGTCCAGTCAGAGAACTTCTTGAGAAAGCACGTAAAGCAGTTCTTGATATTATCGCTTTGGGCGAGATGTATTATTTCATTGTGTCTATAGACGCATATCCACTCAAAAGCACTTTGGCTTACACTGGATTCATGTTTGCGTACAGCGTAACAGCTATCCGCCATCAAGATAGAGAAGGTATTGGATAAAAGCGTAGAGAATATAACAGCCGACAATGACCACCACAACAAGTAGGGCATACTGAATAATTGCATCTCTCTGTCTCTGTCTGTCCAGTATAGCCTTTGCTCTATCTTTTCTGATTTTGCCCTCAAGTCTTAGCAAATCTTCCCAGGCTTGTGTACCATACTTAAATTTAATAAATTGCTGTAAATCATACCTTTGAGTCTCTATGGCTTTAGTTGCCATTAAGCTCTCTACAGCTAGTTTTTCAATTGAGTCTCCTGATAAGAGCTTCTTATAGAAGGGTGGGTTTTTAGAATATTCTTGTGCGTTCTTAATATCAGAGGCGCATTGCATCCAGCGACTTAGATCACCACTCATACTCTCTAAATCTCTGCCTACAGCAAATGCTTGTTTCAACGTGTTAAAGGCAGCAGTCGCACCACTAATGGCTGCCGTAATAGTTACTGGGTCTATGT